CTAAACTTTTTTGGTGCAGCTCCGACTTTTCTAGCAATTTGTATTGTTACATTTGTGTTGTATTTAACTGGAATGCCAAGTGGACCAAACCAAATTAATCTATCATGCGATCCAAAAAATAAACCTATAACCTCTGAGCATTCATCTAATGTTTTCCCAGAGTCATCTAAATCATAGATGGCGTCATTATGTACGTCGGTTAAATCTAAACCACCAGACATAAATATTTCGTCACCATCTACAATAAATTTTATTAGCCAATCATCTTTAGTTTCTAAATTTAAAATCCATGAACTAACTAAGCCTGAGCCTGAATAATTAAACACTGTAGTAAATGCACTCGGAGAAATTACTGTAGCTCTTGCAATACCCCCACTTGTAGCATTCATGTCTACATATCGAAGCTTTTTAGAATAGCTTGCAGAGATACCACCGCTGATTGATGTAATAACAGTACCAACTTGCACCCTGTTTCTTCCATCGTGATTAACAACATCAGCCGTTAACCCTGTAGAGGCATCTTCAATCGCAATTCCACTGTCATCTCTTTGAATTGTCACTATTCTTTAACCTCTGGTTCTATTGGTTTAACACTATCTGGGTTTAAAACAGGTTTTTCATTTAACTTTAATTTTATAGATTCTTTCAATGTAACTAACCATTGTAAAGATTGAAGAAGAGTGCCTAATTCGGCACCCTTCACATTAAAATGAGCATCAGCAATCTGATTACATAAAAATTGAATATGTTTAAAATCAGATTCCTTCCACACCATTATGCAGCCTCTAATACTCTTACATCATTTGATGCACCAGAATTAGCAATCAACCAAACATCCACATTCTCACCAAGGGCTTCAGAAAATGAAGAGTTCTTTGGTAATTGTAAACCATTTGATACAGTAACCGTGTTATCAAATCCAATGTAAATTACGTTTGAAGAAAGATTTTGAATTGTAATCTTTTTTCTTCCAGCAAGAGGTGTAGCAACAATTTCAGAAGCAGTTGTTCCAATTGCCTCAGCAGTATTTTTAATTCGCATATGAGCAGCATCATTTACATAGAATCTTCTATATAAATCCATCGCTAAATTTGCTCTATCACCATTATCTACTGGATCAGCAGCTAAACTTGAATAAGCCTTACCACCCATCTTTAATGGATTTCCAGAATCAGCCGCATCGTCAGCGATTCCATCATCAGTTAAGTTAACATTGATAGACCCATCAGCATTGATTGCTAGGGCATCACCGCCAGCGTCTTTAATCTCAACATTATCTGTTGAATAATCTAATCGAGCAAAATCAACAGTTAATGAACCGCCGCCGTCTCCTACAACCCAAGGCGAAGTTCCTTGATATGCAGTTACAGAATCTTGTGTATAAACTAAATCTCTAATGTCTAAGTCTGTAGCACTTACAACTATAGAGGCGTTTACAACATTCACATCTAGTGCTTGTTTACCAGAAACAAGCGTACTTGTGAGTTTATCTCCGTCACTGTCTAGTAAAACAGCTCCTATATTCGGCTGCGTAATCGCATCATCAAATACGATTTTATCTAAATTTAAACCACCCATCTAGCCCTCCTTAGCTATACGCTATTATTTCTATCACATCCACAACATCGGTTTGAAAGTACAAAGTTTGGGATGAATAGAAATTAGTATCATTATACGATGAAGTCTTCTCTATAGTAAGATAATTCGTTCCACTCTGGCCTACTGTATAGGCAAGTTGTATCTTTGCCTTTACTCTAGATTTTATTATAAAACCTTTACAATCACTAGGTAATGCTTGGGATACTTCAGTATTTGCAAGAGCAACAGATATATTATAAATAGTTACAGTTGTATTTTGTCCTAAAACCTTAACATTACTGGCTATATTTCCATATCCACCAACTGCTGCCATTACGGATCATTCCTATTTAATATAATTTCATAATTAACAGTACCAGCACTTGCTTTAACATATATCTGCGTTAAACCACCTCTCGGTGTCCACACTATGCTAGAACCTGTTTGTAATGTTTTAAAATTTGTACCACCATCAAATGAAACCAATAAATTATTTGCTTGTCCAGCAGGACATTCAACCAAAGCTTGCGTTATAACACCACCAGCTACGACAGGTACAGCCGAAGCTGCTACTCCAACAGAACTGTTTTCATGGATAGTATCTCCCGTTGTAGGATTATCAGAAGTTGAATCTCCTGCGGAACCACCCGCAAGTAAAACATATGGCCTTCCATCAGCGTCAGTTAAAATTTTTGTGTAATTGCCCGTCGGCGCGTGTAACCCAACGTGAACGTCTGATGCCACCTAAAGTCTCCAATCAAGAAAAAGAGGGCCATAAAGCCCTCTTTAATTAAATCACTAATTAATAGCTGATTGAGTGAATGATTCCGCAATAGCTAGGTCTGCTAAGAACTAACTCTCCGAATAAACACATATCAACTAGGTATGAATAACCAGAAGTAGCTCTTTGCTCAAAATAATGTTTTCCATCAGGAGCAATACGCTTTCTGAAAAATCCATTAGAGTGAAACTTTAAAGCTCTCCAATCCATAAGCATGATAACGTCGTCATCAAGCTCTTGGATACCAACAACTTTTAAAGATCCTTTTACACCACCAATTGTGATTTCTGTCCAACCATAAACAGAAGCTTTTTGGCTTCCTGGCTCAACATTGAATGCACCTTTTGATGTTTCAAGTAATTTCAAAATAGATCCTAAGTGCTTATAGCTCATTAGAATCTCATTTGGATTACCTTTACCAAAAGTTCTGCAAGTAGTGTATGCATCAAAAACTTTATCTAAAATGTTAGAAGCAGTAATTGTAGCACCACTTACGTTGATAGCTTGTAAGTAAGGATATGCAACTTTTGATTGACCATAAAGAGTTGAAGATCCACCATTTGCAGCACTTAAAAGAGATTCTCTTAGTGATGTAAATGAAGCAGATTGTGCGCCCTCATGGTAACATTTAGCATTTTGTGCTGTTGTCATATTGTTAGCAGAGAAATCTACTGGAGTAGCACCACCACGGGTAGTTACTAACAATACAACTTTTGTGTTGATATTGATTGTACTAACATAACCTGTTGCGGGAGCAGAGTTATCATCATCTACGAATACTTTCTGACCAATCTCAAAACGCTCTGGGTGATCTACTGTAATCAAACCATCGTTTGCAGTAGCATCAGCAGTTAATTTTGCAAAATGAGAACCGTTTAAAAGATTCACTGAAACAGTAGCTTTCATTAAATCCATGAACTCTTCTACAGCACCAGGTAAAATCTTTAAAAATGACTTCTCACTCACAGAATCATGCTCCATTAAATCTCTGTGATTAAAAATCATTGTTCCCCATACTTCTTTTTGTGAGGAAACTTCACCACGAACATACTTGTCTTCAGCAACATCACTTGAACTTGATAATTGTCCAAATGCGATACTTGAAGCAGTAGCCCCTTTAAATGGAACAGGTAGTGTACCACCCTTCCATCCGTTATCTTTTTCAACTTTAGTTAAGAGATAATCTCTCTTAATCATTTCTTCTTTTAATAGATCATATGTTAAATATTCATTTAACATAGTATCAAAACTTCTTGTTGAACCCATTTATATTTCTCCTATAAAGAATTTGCTAATTTTTTTAAATCATCCAATGATCGAAAATTTTTCTTAGAAGGAGCTGCGCCACCTCTACTTCCTACATTAGGAATTACTGGAACAGGTTTTTCTACCACTTCCGCAGTCGGAGTAGTCACACTTACCTGTGGACTACCAATAACCACCATTGCTTCCCGAATGGCTTCTTCAGGAGACAAATCTTGTCCTGTTAATTGATAATGTAGTATGCCACGCTTGATAACTTCATCTCTGAAAGCTCCAGGCCTCCCCATACGAGAATCAAAACTATCTGCGATAGTCTTAACTTCAGGTCGTGATATTGAAGTATCTAGTAACATCTGCTTTTGACTAACTAACTGAGTTTCATACTGCCTTCGTAACATCTCATTTTGCTTTTGATATGTCTCAAGCTGTTGCTCCATCTGTCTTGATTGGTCAACTTTAGCTCTTTCCTCTGGCGGCATTTGCTCATAGTTAAGCTTGTTTAAAACCCATTTATAAACATTTTCTTCTGGGATTTGTAGACGCTTAAAGAAATTATCCATATCCCCTTTATTGAGATACTCATTAACTTCATTCAAACCAGACATAATTTTAGTATATTCTGGCTCGATCTTCCCAAGCTTCTCCTTTACTCCCTCATACTTCTGCTTTAATGGCTCTAAACCAAAAGCCTTAGTGTAAAGATCACGAATTTTCTCTTCGTTATCTTTATTGATGGTAGGTCTTATCCACTCATCAAACTCATGCTCCTTATCAAACACCTTAAACTTGTAGTTTGGCGTGTACGCCTGAGCTTGCGGCCCACCACTTGTTACCGATGCCTGTGCTATCTGTGCAGCACCTTCAGTTGCAGTTTGCGACTGCGCCTGTGAAGTCGTAGCAGGTGTGCTTGCGGCACTTCCTACTGAAGAGGCCGACTCCGTAGCCCCTGACGATTGTTCGTCCATGTTTATCCTCCTGGGTTTGCTTGCCCATTAAATGTTTGTGCTGCCCCCTGCATCTCTTGCGGAGAAACAGAAGACATACTTGGTTCCATAGTAGGGTTTACGGCCCTATTCTGTGCTATACTTGCTATCTCGCCTCGGGCTGCATCTTGTAGAGACATTAATGATGCTAAAGTAGTCCCTTGGCTCTCTAATCGCTTAATTAACCACACAACACTCTCGTAAGGTAATCTTGCCCTCTTTGTAACACCTGGCTTTACAGGATCATTAACATAAACATCTAGTGTGACTAAATATCCACCCGTAGGTATCATATCTGCTTGTAAAGCTTTTTCTTGTTGTAAAAGCACCGCCTGTGTTTGCTCATGCGCCATAACAACTTGCTGATACATTTGTTGGATCTGTGGATCTAGAAATTTAAAATCGGCCTGTCTCATCCTATTTACTAATCTTTTAATCATATATGGGTGATTGTCATATTGATTAATCATAACTTGCTCACCACGATCCAATGCCAAAATCACATTCGTCCCATTATCATAATCTATTGTTAAATCAGAAAATAATTCCTTATCATTTGCATACGGCATTGTTTTTATAAGCCTTCCAACATCTTCTGGCTTTAATTGCGGCCCTACAAACTGTAAAATATGATTTAATGTAAGTTGTTTTCCAAATTTACTCTCAACATCTTCACTCTGAGCCTCAATCTTAATCTGATAATTTAACTCACTCATGTTTTTAAACTCAGAAATATTTACTTGCTCATTCTTACCCACCATTGGAATTACATCTTCTGGTTTTGTATATGCTCGCTTCATTTCTAAAGCTGCACTCATTAAACTAATTAAGAAATTTTGAAATTTACTTGAATATAATGAAAATTTTCTCTTCTGGTCCATGCTCTGATAAAGCATTGAGTACGGATCAAACTGACCAGATTTTTCCTGCATCTCCTCTGGAAGATTTGCCACTTGATACATCTCACTTATTTGTGAGTTCATGTATCCCAAATACTGATCCCCTGATCTACCATTTAAGACTTGTGGTGCGGGACCAGAAACACTTAATGCCCTAATGCCAGGTAAATTTCCACCACTCGACACCTTAGAACCACTTAATAATATAAGTTTGTCATCCCCAAGCGTAATCTGATGTTCCGCAATCTTACTTGCAGCACGATTTATCTCCGCTTGGTACGGGCGAAGCTGTTTAATCATACTTCTACATCTTGGTGTAGTCTGAACCGGATCAAACCCCTCATAAAATATTGGAAATATCCCAAGTGGAAGCTCACCTTCCCATAAAATCCCATTTTCTATACAAATATAGTAATATCCGTTCGGATATTCCACACATGGCCTGTAATAAAACTCCCGAAGCATAGCTTGATCTTTAACTTGCTTGTATCCGTCACCCATACCATCAAAAACGGTATAAGTTTCATCCTTACTCGGCTCAAGTAATGCTAATTTCTTCTTTTTTTCCTCAGGACTTGTATTCTCTGCCTGTATTCTTGCCTCTAATTCCTTAATTCTAACCATTTTTCTTATGATTAAACATGGCGACTCATCCATGCTCTTAGCATCTGGATGCCTCAATAAATTAAACCCAAACACCCTCTCAAACACTAAATCACCACTAAAAACAGCTCTCTCTGACTTTTTATACGCCCCATTCTCTACAATTGGATTCCCATCCTCTCCCATCTCTGCTTCATACCCAATAAACTTACCAGCACTCGGGTCCCAAAATAATTTTAAGGCAACTTCTCCAATGTTTATGTAGTCACTACTCCACTCTTGGATCTTTTTCTTAATCTGACCCTTTAGTTTTATATCTTCTAGTACGGAATTGTGTAACTCCGCTGCCTTCTGATCCTGTAACTCTTGTGGGTTTCTTGGCTCTACTGTGACGCCCGGAGCGTAACTCAATAGATTGTTTATATATGTCTTTGTTATTTTTTGAATATGGTTTTTTGTTAGACGTAATCTTTGACTTTCCGTTAAATCTTTTGTGTCTCTTATTCGATTCCAAAACTTAGAACCTCTTTTTGCGTAATGCTCACCAGAAACAAGTAAAATATTACTCTTTTGCTCAGCAAATAGCTCCTGATCCGCTTCATCTGCTTCCCTATACAACTCATTTAATTCTTCAATATTTTTACTCGGCATTGAACTCCCCTTGAACCAAAAGCTTCTCATATTGTAATGGATCTTCTATCAACATTTGTTGGAGCATCTCTTCCTTTGCCTCTAGTTCATCCTGCGTGGTTGAAACATTAATAGTATCTGTGCGCTCGCTTCGGGGTGCAACTATATCTTGTATCTCTACTGATGGAACTTCCCAACCTTTAAACCCAGTAAAAGACAAAGACATATCTCCAAATTTAAAATCCTTCACACCAGAAGTGGAACACTTCTCAATTATCTTACATAAATCATCCGCAGATAAAACTAAATTCTTAAGTTTCATATAAATCATTCCATTCGTCTAACTCAGCTTCTACACTAGCTTGATCTATTATCCCACCCTTGCCAAGCACAAACCCACGCCTTAAGTCCATTTCTGATGGTGGTTTCTCTCCAACTAACTCTTCCATCTTTAATCCCTTAATCCAAGAGAAATCCCAAGGTATTCTTGTAGCCGCATACCTTAAAGCATCAATCAGATCATCTTTCGTGTTAGATTTATGCATTTCCTGCGTAACAGAACTTAACTCAGTAACAAGTTTAGATGACTCATCATCATAAGCGATAGACAACATCTTATTCTTAAACAACGTGTTCAATACTTGCTCGCCCACATCATTTCTCTTATCTGCCTGTACAAAACTCTCACCCACCCTACTTGCAATAGTCATAAAATCTTTTGCCGCATAATCGTAGCACTGAAGCGCACAGTGCATATTACCCCGCATCTCACGAAACTTCTCCAGCACATCCGATGCAGTAGTCAAAGTATTGTCACCCCGCCAACATTTGAACACCACCCCGCTTCTATAGTCGGGTGCCACCGCTATAAATACAATAGCAGAAAGATGCGATCCCTTACCACCCCCGACATCCACTCCAGCATATATAAAATAGTTGGAAGGAACTTGGAAGGGATCGCAAATGTTTTCTTTTCTATTAAATGAAGGATACTTCAATCCCTCATCTAATACAAAACGACCATATACTCGCTTAAGCACCTCATTGTCTGTCTTACACATTCTCTTTGCTTGCTCAATCCGCTCAATCGACCAGTGCGACTTACTCCCATCTATGTAAAACAAACAATCATACATAGAAACTTGTCTCTTCCACGCACCCCGAAACAATTCAATAGGATTCCCAATCTCCTCAATAGTCCTTCTCCATTTCTCCTGCCCAAGCGTTGCTGTAAACACCATATGGAAATATCCATTCGTCGCAACTAATCTAAACGCCAACTCATCAAATATATCCTCTGGTAGTTCTTCGTCGCAAAAGATAGCAGACACCGATCCCGCTTGTAAATGCTGCACATTCTGTGCATACGTCTTAAAGTAAACGCTCACCCCACTGTTAAAATGAATCGCAAATATGTTTTTATCCTTCCACTCATCGTTCCACCCATACAAAGGATGATCCTTATACTTACCCCGTGGCATAAACTCAGGAACCCACTTCTTCTCAAACTCAATCGTCGCAACTTCCTTAGATGGATACAAATACCAAAACTGTATCGGCTGTGTACGCCACAACTTCATCCACTTGTCCTTGTTACACGCCCACTCTATACATTTTCTTATTTGACTCGATGACTTTGAAATCTGGTTCGCGGCACACAGAAAATTAAACTTATTATCAGAATTGAAAAACTCCCACGCCCACTCATACCACCCCCATCCATATAAATGCGGTAAACCTTCCTCAAGCTCCCTTTTTGCCTCAAGCAAACGGATTTTCTCTATCTTTAACTGCTTCTCCGCTACCTCTGGTAAATCAGACATCAGTCTTTGCTCTCGCCGTAATAGTTATGACTTCATCCTCAGAACTAACATCAGTAAAAGAATCTACAGGCTTCCCAAGCTTCGCCTCAAGCATAGACAACTTGTGATTGATCTCATCCATACTCGCACCACTCAGCGCATTCGTAACATCACGAGCCGCTGTATTTATATTAAGCGCCACTGACTTATGTTCGTGCTTCTGGGTAACCGCACCCTTCACCCGCAAATCCAATAGTGCCACTGTCTTTAATACAAGATTACCTACCGCAGGATTAGCCCTACCCTTCTCATCATACAAAGGTAATTCTAATATCTCCCGAAGCCTCTCCACCCCAAAATACAACGCCTCCTCCATCGCCACTAAATACGAAGTAGGAGGACACAATATCCATGCCAAATACCTTGGATTCTTTAAAATCCCCGCATAGAAATAACTCGGATGGCAAACCCCCGCATAAACAGACACCATCTCCATATGAGTCAACATCTCCTGTGCCCTGTTATACTCATTCCACCAACTTAAACGTATTCTGGAAATTACCTGAGTCGGACGAGACAGCTTTTTTAAATCAACTTCAGACATTGTGAAATATTCTATCGGAACCCTGTGCATCGCTTCTGAAACATCTGGAGGAACTAAATTCACCATAGACCTTGGATCTTCTGGATCAAGAAGAGTCATGCGGTGTTCTTTGATTTGCTCTATAGACAACGGGTCTCGGGGTTCGGTATCCATTTAGTATACGTTGCCTTGGTGCGGGGGGCATGTAAACAAAATTCTGAAATTATCTTAAAAAAAAATTTCACAGGTGCTACATATTCAATTTCAATACCACACGCACCCCTACTCCCCCCATAAAGAATGAAAATGATGCGCTGTGCCCGATGCGCTGCCGCATGATGAATGATGCGCTGCCCTAATCAACACGACCCACGCTGCGCGACTCTATGCTATTTGGTTCCCAAGCAATACCATTGCCGCAAGGTCTGCAATGCGCGGTCTTGGTCTCGAATCTAATCTCACTCGCTGCGCGACTCCAGACTCTCACTATTCAAACAACATACCACTAATCAAGTGATGCGCTGCGCTTTTATCGCTAAACATTCGCTTGACTCTCGTTGCGCTTATAATTAGACTCGCGTCTCACGATGCGGGGGTTGGTATGGAAGGGGTAAAGTTACATTGTCTAAAAAAGTCCAGTTTTAACTCGTTTTCTGCATTGCGTCTGGGCCCTTAACTATTATTTGACAAAAGACTAAAGTCTAACTAAAAGCATTAGCTATCAAAGCAATAAAGCTTTGAAGTAAAAAAAGGATGGAAAATGATAGAAGAAACAAAAAGAGTAAATTGTCACGTTTGTAAAGCAACCTTAATAAATGAGTATACTGATTGTCTAATAACTGACTTTATAAATAATGACCACATTGGTGATATTACCTATTCAGTAGCTAAAAGAATACAAAATGAACTAAATTTCGAGACTGTAATCTATATTGACTCGCCTGTGAATAATAAAGCAATAGATCATTGCGACAACAAAAATCACTGCGCAATTAAAACAAAGGACGTAAACAATGCTAAATTATAATAGTTATGCTTTAAGAGCATTAGCAAAACAGATAGGATGCAAGCCCTCAGAGATTAATCAAGACGATTGGTGGATACTAACAGACAAAGAGGCCACCGAAAAGTGTAAAGAGTACATTGAGGAAACTTTATGGGCTTTTAATCCTGAATTTTTAGCATCTCATAGTGATATAGACCCCGAGGTATTTAGAGCATTATCTGATAAAATGTACGAGGATTCGTCACCTTACATAAAAAAGATGTTGCACGATTGGGA